TCGTATTATAGAGTTTTGGCTTACTGTTACTTCAGAGTGTTACCGGCAAAAAAGACGCAATCTGTTTACATCCAAAAGATAGAAGGGTACAATTCACGGCATGACTACAAAGACACCATCTAAGAACGGAAAGTTCTTGGGCCGTCCTACTAAGTACGACCCCGCATTCTGTGATCAAATCGTTGAGCTAAGCAAAGACGGGCTATCTCGCTGGCAGATCTGCGCTCGTCTTAACATTGGCTACAACAACATGATGACTTGGGAAAAAGCGCACGAAGATTTTCGATGTGCCTTGGCCGAAGCCAGACTCATTGCGCTTGCTTATTGGGAAGATTTGGCGATCGATCACATACGTGAAGCACCGGGCGGCATCAGGCTAAACACCGGACTCTGGTCTAGGTCGATGGCGGCTCGCTTTCCTAACGAGTATCGCGAAAACTCCAAGGTCGAAGTGACTGGCAAAGATGATGGGGCTATTCAGGTCGATGTAGTGCATGACTTTGCGCAGGAGCTTATGCAAGACTTGTTGGCAACTCGTCAAAGCGATGCTAAGCCAAATCGTAACTGAGCAGTTTGCTGACCGGATCAAGACCGGACCAGACTTAAATCACGCATCCAAAGCGTGGAAGGCCGCAATCAAAGCTCGATTGATGTGGCTTACAATTGCTAATGATCATCAGATTACGCCAACAGGCGATTGGTGGAGCATATGGCTCTTGTTGGCAGGTCGTGGTGCAGGCAAGACGCGGTGCGCTGCTGAATGGACTTGGTGGGAAGCTTGGACACACCCCAAGACTCGTTGGCTAGTCTCGGCGCCTACCTCAGGCGATGTACGTGACGTGTGCTTTGAGGGCGACTCTGGGCTACTAAAAGTAGCGCCCCAAGGTATTATTGCCAACTACAACAAAAGTCAACACGAGCTTCTTCTTGTGAACGGGTCAATTATCAAGGGCATCTCGGCTTCTGAACCGGATCGATTCAGAGGTCCGCAGTTCCATGGCGGCTGGCTTGACGAGCTGGCTGCATGGGACTACCTTGATGAAGCTTGGGACATGATCCAGTTTGGCATGCGACTTGGCTTACAACCACGACTGATCTGCACCACCACGCCTAAGCCTAAGCCCTGGATCGTGGACTTGGCTAATCGAGAGGGAGAAGACGTGATTTACACAACGGCTTCCACGTACGACAACAAGGACAACCTTGCACCTAAGTTCATGCAACAGATTCTCCAGTACGAGGGCACGAAGCTGGGGCGCCAAGAGATCTACGCCGAGATTATCGATCCAGAAGAAGCCGGCATCATCAAGCGTACGTGGTTCAAGCTTTGGCCGAATGATAGACCCTTGCCACGGTTCCAGTACATTGTGCAGTCTTATGATTGTGCTACGTCGGACAAGACTAAGAACGATCCGACAGCATGCACGGTTTGGGGCGTGTTCAAGCCCAATGACGATAAGCCCATGTCCGTAATGCTGATCGACTGTTGGGAAGAGTACATGCAGTATCCCGACTTGCGACCTAAGGTTGTGGAAGAAGCTGAAGCAATCTACGGCGATGAAAACGAGTTTGGGCACGGAAAGAAAGTCGACTTGATTCTGATTGAGGACAAGTCGGCGGGCATTAGCTTAATACAAGATCTTCAACGAACCGGCCTGCCTGTGCGAAGCTACAACCCGGGCATGGCTGACAAGATGATGCGGCTGAACATCATATCGCCCATCATTCAACGTGGCCGAGTCTATGTGCCTGAGTCCGCCTCAAGCCCGGGCATGGCAAGAGACTGGGCCGAGCCCTTGATCTCACAGTTGTGTGCGTTTCCCGAAGTCAGGCACGATGACTTGGTTGACTCAACAACTCAGGCTTTAAGAATTATGCGTGATACTGGGCTCATCAACATAGATCCGGTGTATGATGCCGATGACTCGTATGATGAAGATCGACCTAGAAGGGTGAACCCATATGCCGTATGATGAGTTAGGTAATTACGTCCCCGGCGACGAACCCTCAATCGACCAAATGCAGTATGAGTTGGCTAGAAACGGTAAGCCTAGCCCGTTGGACACTGCAATCAATGCAATCAAGAATGTAGCTATCAACAACAACCCCTTAATGCTTAGAAAGCAAGGGCTTGATTTAGCAGGCGACATACCTCGAGTTGCGGCAAGCGGCATAGCCCCCTACATTGCAGGCATTACGCAACCTTTAGTAGGCGCCTATGACTACGCATCTAAGATGCCGGGTGTGCTGTATCGTGAGAAAGTACTTGGTGATCCGCAATCAATGCAAGAAGCTGCCACAATTCGTAGTAGGCTTCCGCAGTTTGGTGCGCCCGGTGCACGGTATAACCCCGAGTCAATGAACAGGCGTGTAGAAGCAATTGGCCAAGCCGTAGCGCCGCAAACACCACAAGGCCAAGCTGCACTTGAAGGGCTAGGCCAAGTATTTCAAGCAGCCAAGTTACCTACAATAGGGCCAGGGTCCGGAGTGCCTGGGACTTCACGTGTATCACCAAGACCCTTCATTACGCCTAACGACTTACGGGTTGTAGGCGCCGAAGCGACTCGTGTCGGTAAACAGATTGGTGAGATACCTACAGACTTTGTGAATGCGCAATCAGGCTTTCAACGCATAGACCCAATCACTAATCAGCCTGTAATGGGTGCCAAAATACAGAGCGGCGTGGATCGACTTGGCGACGTCATGGCACAAAGACAAATGCAAGGTCTTAGCCCAATTCCGGGCCTGCCTGACGTGTTGCAACCACAAACCAGTATGTATGCTGTGCGGCCTTCGGAAGGTCCGAACTACGTGGTGAACCCTAAGTTGCCTGAGTCAGCATTGGCGCAAAGGCCTGATCTAGATACTGCAGGTATTTACACAGCAATCAATGACCTTAGACCTATTCGCGTTCCTACAATCAATAATGTGAATGGCGCGTATTATGCTGCAAACATTGTCGATAACCCAACTGCAGATCAGGCCTACACTACTTACTATGACAACGTGCTAAGAACTTTATTCCCAGACACACGAGACATGCTTGAAGCAAATGCGGCGTATGAGCTTACATACCCACGTGAAGAAGAGCGTAGTAAAGTCAATCGCACAATCCTGAATAACTTCATTAATGAGTTTAATCAGACTGCTGAAGCTACTGCGCAATTACCTACCATGGAGCAATTTGCTGAGAACGTAAAAGCAGCAGACAAATGGCTTGATAACACGTTCACAAAGCAATTGGTTAAGAATGTAGGCACGACCAATGACCCGTTGCTTAAGCTGTCTGAGCAAGGTATTACATTTAAAGATCCTATGCAGCTTGTTGCTGAGTACAGTATGCCTAGTGCAAAGCTGCAAAAGGCACGTCAAGCGGCTGGCTTTAATCCGTCAGGCGAATACTTTGATGCCATGAACGCGGCAAAGCAAGAGCTTGATCGAGTAACCAATGATGAGTATTTACCGCTTGAGCGTCAACGTATTCAAGCACAACAAGCTGCTGCGCAACTTGGCGTGCCTGTTGCAGAATACGAGCCTTATAGAAATACTACTGCACCTCGTGATCGTGCATCTGCAAAAGTTGAGAAGCTAGAAGATGCGTATAAGAAACTGCAAATTGCAAATGCGTATTCAAACGCAGTGGATTCAATGGTTACCACCAAGACTGCCAAACAAGCATGGGACAAGATACCTAGAGCTGAAAGACAGTTCTATCCACAACTTCGTGACCTTGCTGCAAATGCGCCTGATACGCCTATTTACGACGTGTTTGCAAAGCATAGCGCTTCAGGCTACCAAGAGATGGGCCAAGACATTGTTAAGCAAATTGTAAAGGGCGAAATCAAGGCCAAGGACTTGCATAAGACACCGCTTGATGTGATGGTTAAAAAGAAAGCTGAAGCACGTGATGCAATTGAAAAAGCAGCACAGACAGAAATCAAGCAACGTGTTCAAGCTGTATCTACAAAGCTGATAGAAGACTTAGCCCTTGTGCCTGAGGTGTTTAGGTTTAGCAATGCCAGTGTGCTTGAAATCTCAAATAAGTATGATGTAGATACCATTCGTCGAATGCTTAGTGCAGATACAGATGTGCTTGACATATGTGCTGCAAACTCAGGCTCGCCTCCTAAGTCAGCTAAAAGCATCTATCATCCAAACAAAGCAAGCGAGCAAGGTTATTACCCTAGTGCCGACCCGATTACAGGCCAGCGGCTTAGAAAGGTGGGTGATACTTCATACGTTAAAGACACTGTAAAAGGCGCTGAGTTTAATGCCTCGATTCGTGATAATGTAACTGGTTTACCAGTTGGTTTGTTGCAGTTCTCAAGCTTAGGTCCCAATCGTGCAGGTGTGATTGAGTATACCATGGGCTTTGTATCGGGCTTTAAGAACCATGAGCCTATTGAGCCGCAGTATAGAAACGTGGTACGTGATTACTTGAACCTACGTGCCGACATCATTAAGAGTTCAAACGTTGATAAGCTTGAAACTAACGGCATATTTGATACTTCACGCGCTACGCAACAGCTCTTAAACAACTTAAACTTAAGTAGAAAGCAATGGGACGACACAACCAAGGCTTATACAGGCGCAGTTCCACGTTTCATTACAGCTGAAGATGGCCGTAACATTCTACAAGAAGTTAGAGATCAAAAAAGAGCGGTGGCATCTGTACCAGAAACGCCGGGTGAAGAAGGTGAAATGTCTGTACAACGTGATGCATTGCTTGAAGAGCAACGTCAACTACAAAATGATCAACTTCGTGGTAATCAAGACTATGATGTTACACAGCGGCTTGATGACATTGCTTCACAGCTTCAAGATATTGACCAACGTTTAGCAAGATCAACACAGCAACCGCAGAGCGTAGAGCAAAGACTATCTGACTTGCGTCAATTGATTGACGTGCCAATGCATCTTGAGAACG